ATTCGTTGATCTTTTAATTTCTATCTGTTCCTTTATTCTTGGCAAAAGCATGTCAATGTCTGGTGTGCTTTTACCCTTAAAAAAATCTGATACCATATCAACTAAAATCTCATGTTCGTCACATTCTGGGACTTCACCGCTACCGATATCGTCTACAGAAGCATATAAACACCAGACCCCTTTTGGAATGTCATATTCTTGAATAAACCTCTTCAACCAAAATCCTTTTGGATGTGTTTTGCCCCACAGAGTAATTTCAACCTTGTTTGTTTTGGGTTCAAAATAAAGACCCTGTTCCATCTTATCCATAATTTCCTCCTAAAAGATTAATAGTATCTTCCAACCGTTCTTGGCCCACCAAACATTTCACCGAATATCATAGTTGAACTCCTAGTCCTTAAATCATCAATACCAAGTTCCCTGCCACCATAGATGTTCCAACCAAGACTAAACATACAGTCATCCTGAACACCATACTTCTGCTTCTTCTCAGGACTACCATACCACTTCTTGTCTGGGTCATGTATAAACGTAACAGCCTCTTCATACAGTATATCATCCTTCTTTGTACCTGCTACGGGGCAAACAGGGGTCTTAAACCTGCCATCTCTGTATAAGATATACAACTCACTGAAAGCATCCCTCTGCTTGTTGTAATTAGGGTACACAGCCTCAAAAGGAACATCGTGTTCTTCACACCATACCGCTAAATCCCACATTCCCCACCGTTCAGCCGTAACCTTGTCAACACCATCAAACTCCCTGTGAGCATCATCAAGTAAAGACTTCATCTCTTCAAGTGTGTTCTGCTGAAGCGAAACCAAATGAATCATGAAGTAAATGTACTTTGGAATAAAATTATCGTCTGCATCTTGAGCAGGATTCTTTAATGAACCCGGTAAACCTTTTGCAACCAAAGTAAAAATTGTTCTAGCTGATGTATTTGTTTTCATTGGGTCTGACCTATCAAACCCTGCCATAATAGCCCAACCAGTATTGTATACCTTCCCTAGTTCTGCCAAATCAAGATTACTAATCATACTACCGCCTGAAGACTTATCCCCAAGATTATATATTTTCTCAACAGGTGATAAAGCTCTCTCTATATCATCAAGCTGTGTGAACGAATCTCTGAACGGTAACCCCTTCTCTATTCCATCTTCATCATTAGAAAGTACCTTTACTTTTCTTTTCATAAGACCCATAACCTCACCGTGATTACCAATCTTACCGTTAGCACCAATGTATCTCGTTGCTTCAACCATTTCTGCTGTAAATTGCTTACGTTGACCAGCAGACCAAGTGTTCATGAAGAATCTCTCAAAGTCTTCAGCAGGGAACTGCTCTTTATACGCAAGAAGCTGTTCTGAGGTCATGTGTGGGTTCCAGAAGTCCTCAACAACACCAAACTGACTCTGCCTATGGCTGAAGTAGATAGTCTTGTCCGTACCCTTTTTAAATGCCTCGTAGAGCTTATACAGCTGATGTGTCTTTTCTGATACAGTTGAATCAATTACACCTAAAGCGTTTGGTATGTTTCTAGTAGAACCTGACAACTCAACAAAGAACTTTGGTTTCTTCATGTTGAACATCTCAGAGAACGTATAACCCGTGATATTTGATACGATACCTGTTGCGGTTGATAACGCTCTTATTTGAGATACTATCCTGCCCTTGCTGTCCTTAAGTCTTATATCCTTTTCCTGCACGTTCCTTAGACCTATCACATTCAGCAGTGGTGGGCTGTTAAGAATAATGTCACGCATAATATCGTAATGTACGAATTTGGTCTGTTCTTTTGAGTTTGCACCCAACACAATCTGCTGTCTAGGCCAGTTAAAAAACTTCCAAAGTTGTATCAAAACAGCCACTAACGAGTTGTGGGTTACCGTGAAATCGCCCCTCACGTAACGTCCGTTACCGTCCAGAGTAAAGCCGTAGTATTCACCAACACCTATGGACTTTATGCTCCTAATACCAGTAACGAGAACGTCCTTCCATTCACTTCTTTTGCGAGCCTTTTTTCTTTGTATACGAGTTGGTATAATAGAACAGTCACCAGAAATACCCATTCTATAATACTCTCCAACAAAACCTGTGCTCTTTATCTCCTTTTTACATTTCTTAATTTGCACATGAAAACCCAAAGACCTTGCTAAAAACACTATGTCTTCGGACAGCGTTTTGTTTTTCTGTATTATCTCAACAGAATTCCTGTTAATATGGCCATCCGAGTCAACAAGTCCCGCTAAAACCTGTAACCTTACCTCCCTAGAATTTATCTTATATATCTTCGGTATGTGCTTATTAAAAAGTATATTATGTTTAAGAAGCAACCTGTGTAAATGGTTTGGTTGCCCAGCATCTGTAATAAGACTATATCTGTTAGCCAAGCTTATTCCTTTATCATAAACAGAAACCTTCATGCCAATACGGTCTGCAAATTCATATAAGTAATCAACAACCTCTTTGTCCATTGTTGTTATTGTTGGTTTATTATTGTCACCATCACCAAGAAACATGCCCAAAAAGTAAGGTTCTATTGGAACAGACCTTTCTCGCCAATTAAGAGGAACCCTGTAGAGGAGGTGTAAACCCTTCCAACACTTACTTTGCTTCTGAACATCCCTTACAGACATGTCGATAATTTTACCAGCATGGATATCGTGTGATGGTTTACCACGCTTGTGTAGACGACTTCTCCTTCTCTTTAATGTAAGCATGTGGTCACCAGTAACAAACATTGGGTCACCACGCATTGGCATAACCTCGAACAGTTCTTCTGTACCACTTGCTAGAGACATAACCGTTTTGGGTTTATTGTCTTCACCCATTAGTTTGTCACCCACAATAACGTCTTCAACGTTTTTAACAGAACCATCGAAGTATATGACTTTACTTCCTTTTTTTTCACATTTTCCGTCACCGCGAGGCCAGCATAAAACTATCAACCGATGTATGAACTTTTCGTTTTTCATCGCAAGTGCTTCACGCAATATTTCACATTGACCCTCCCAAAGTCTGTCATATTCTGAAGGGAGTTTGTTCGCAGGAGTCCATGCACTTATATCTGAACCAACGGCAGTAACCGGAAGATAGCACTTATCCTCAATCCAGTCTATACAGCCTTGACCACCGTTTCTATAATCAGCAGGGGTTCTGTTATTCTTTGTCATATATTATCCCATTAATAGCTTTGGTTGTGTATTATTAATTCTTTCTTTTGCTATATTAAAATACGTTTCGTCTTTTTCTATACCTATAAAATTTCTGTTTAAGTTCTTTGATGCTACTCCTGTAGTACCCGAACCCATTGTAAAATCAAGAACTGTCTCGCCTTCGTTTGTGTATGTTTTGATTAAGTATTCCATTAATGCTACTGGTTTTTGGGTGGGGTGCTGTCTTTTGTGGTTTCCATTTGAAAACTCAATCACCCCCACTGGAAAACCATACTCTATGTTAATGTTGGGTTTGTATTTTATACTGTTTCCGTGGAACCCACTTTTAGACCTGTCACCAGTTTTTTTGGTGTATGGTTTTTCCCTTTTGGTCTTTTGTGGGTTATATGTCGGCAAGGCTGAATAAAATACAGATATATTTTCGTGTATTTTCATTGGCATTCTGTTGGCGTGCTGAAACAATGTAGCCATCGTTTTTTTCCAAATCCAATCATATCTATACATATTGATATTACTCATCCTTAAAGCACTTGAAAAAGGCTCGCTACCAAATAGGACAATAGCACCGTTAGGCTTGATAATCCTTTTTAACTGTTTCCACATAGGTTCAAGCGGTATAATAGAATCCCATTTGCAAGCGGTTGTTCCGTAAAGTTATGGAGGGTCTGCAAGAACCATATCCACTGACAAATCAGGGATATGTGGCATCTCTACAAGACAATCGCCCCGTATAAGAGTCTCTTGCAAACCCAAGTCTCCTTGTTTTATCATATTAAATAATCTCCTATTTTTGATTTTAAGTTATCACACTCATCTTGGGTCATATCTTTTCCTCCAACACAGCCACCTCTCTCTGTGCTTCATCCATGGTCTTGTCAATCTCGTCCTGAATATGGTCTTCTATTTTTGGGATAATTTCTGCTACCATTTCAAGTGCTTCATTAACTCTCTTCTGCCTTATTGCTGGAGTGTTGTCATTACCGAGTTCAAGTATCTTTTTGACTAGACTTGCAATTAGTTGTTCCATCTTTTTCTCCTTCGTTAGATTGTTGTAATTTTTTGTCTACTTCTGCACGAAACAAATCTTCCGCAGATATTTCATTGTCTCCGAATACATCCACACCTTTTAATGGTTTCCCTACTTTGTCAATTATTATGCCAGAATACTCATTGAATTCTTTGTCAAGGGTGCAACGGCATATGTAACCTTTATACTTAAGAGTTATGAAGTTACGGGGTCTACCAACCTTACCCCACCTTCTTGGTTCACCTGTTTTAATCCTTTCTTCAGCTTTCCATTTTGGGTCAGCTTTGTGTTTTGGATTTAGTTCTTTTACTATAGCACGTTTGTCTTTGCTATACAATGTTTCATAGTATTCAGACATGCCTTCAAGCGGTGCTTCAGTAAGTTCAGGGCCAACGTCTTTAAGCTTACCCTTCATAGCCTTAGCTTTAAGGTATTCATCCCCAAGACCCATTGCTTTCTGTGTAGCTTCAATTGCTTTTATGATCTCCCTTATTTCCTTGAATGTTGGGTCGATCTTCTTTGAACCCTGATTGTTGGTATACGCAACATTTTTCAAAGAATACGCTTCCATTTTTAAGACAATTAGCTGATGGTATAATGGCAGGAGGTGTAGTGATATTTTATTTAGGAGGAGTTGGTCAACTGATTTCTCTGGTAGGGATTTTAAAATTGAATCTGTTACTGCACGGAGGTATGCTGTTTCAGCACCGCACAGTTTCATATCTGTTTTGTAACCACAGGTTGCGTGTAGTGGACATTTCTTCCCAGTACATGGTCTTACTATTTCCAAGCCAATCCACGAAGTTTCGTCATCAACGCTCCTGCTTACGCTGTGTGGCTTATATAAATCAAACATCTTTCTCCTTAAAGGTTCAATGTACTCTTAACCGCAACCTTTACTATTTTGCTATAAAGACGTTTACAAACGAGAGTAAAGTCCTTATAAAATGCGGTGAGTCCATTCAGTGTCTTTAAGTCATAGTTTCTAACATCTCTTGCAGTACACATCACTTAGTCCCTGTCAATAAGAATTATTATTAACTATCACTTACACTATTTTTAATGTTTTGTCAAGCTTTTGTGTATATTTGTTATTTTGGTTATTAATTTATTTAATATTGATGCACAATATATCATTAGCTTTTCAACCCCAATTTCTTTTAATAATTCAATAAACAAAACCCTTGCTCTCATAGACGCACCAACCAACGTGTCACTGTTTTTTAATAGTTCAAATAATTCTTTATCTATTTCGTTATTATATTCATATTTATTTTTTTTCATCAAATCTTTTCTCGCAATATTCTTGATACTGTTCATAACAGTCCTTTACTTCACATTTCTTAATTTTATTGTAAGCTTCGTTCAATGCTTCAATTTCTACTTTAAGTTTTTTAATCTCAATCTTGGCATCAAATAAATCTCCGCAGTAGTCATCTAGGTCATTCTCAAGGATTTCAAGGTCTGCATCTCTTTCTTCCACCCATTCGTTACGTTCTATCGTATTTTCATCAAGTTCCGTTTCTAGGTCTTCAATTTCAAAAACCTTGGCTTTTAACGTTTTAATAAAAACATCTATTATTCGAGCCTTAAACTCAACATCCAACTCCAACGTTTTAATATCTTTATCTTTTTCTTTTAGTTCTTGCTCTAATATTTCAGCACGTTCTTTAACCTTATAATCTATAGTAAAAGAATTTCTAAAGGTGTGTTTTAAATAAGCTATAGCTTCACTTGCCTTGTCTTTGGCTTCTTCTTTTACTCCAAGTTCTATATGTTTACCACATTTTGGGCAAACCAAGATATTGTCTTGTTTTATAATTAGGATGTCTCCACCCTTCATTTCCCAACCACAGTGCTTACAGCCTTGCATTACTAAATTCATGTTGCCTCCTTATATTATTATTTTTCTTACGTCTTGAATTATACCACCACGAACAATAGCAATTGCAAAACCAAGCTCAACTGGGTCATAGCCAAATCTCTCTGCATATCCTGAAACACCGTTCTCATAAAGCTTATAAAAAGAACCTGTGCTTACATACCACCTATGGTCTGGGTTAATGTAACCAGTTTCATCTCTTGCTTGAGCTTTAGTATATTTTGCCTTTATGTTCTTTCCATCATCAACAAGGTACAGTTTCTCGGTTGGTTCACAAATAAGAAGCTTATGAGTATGGCCGATCGAATTTATCAAAGAATCTGCACACTTATTTTTCAACAATCTTTTTAGAATAAGTTCCATATTTGAACGTCTACGTTTTTCATCATCAGCTGTTGAGTTAATTGATCTATGACCATGAGCACAAAAATGTTTGTAAATAAACTTCTTCTTAGCTGATTCATATGTTATCTTTGCAGTCCATGTCCCATACTCAACACCAAGTTCTTTACATATCTTTTCTGTTATATTACCAAACCTCCAAAGTTTCAAAGGATGATTGCCCTCAAGGATGCAAACAAGCTTATCACTTATTTTACGCCTGTTCTCTATCGCATCTTCAATCTGTGCCAAGATATTGCCTTCTGTTGTCTCTCCATCATATCTTGGGTCATCAATGGTTATAGCCTCAATAATATCACCGTGATCTACTCCAAAGTTTGCACTAACACCTTCATACTCAGAATTAATCATGTCCACAAGCTGTTCCCATCCTTCCTTGTGTCTTAAGATAGAACCTTGATGGTCATCGCCAAATAAAAACAGATTGTGGTCGAGTGGTACAGTTTTCTTTATTAACTTCATATTTCCTCCTAATATTTGTTAGTAGTTTTAGGTATGGTTTTTATTTGCCTACAATTCATGCATGTTATAAAACCAGTTTCAACTAACGGTGCTCCACAGGATGGGCATCTATTTGTGTCTCTGTAATGTTGTTTCGACTCCCTGTCTTTTCTCCTTACACTTTCTTTGTTTCTTGCCCTCCAACTATCTACGCTATTTTTCTGTGACAAAGTGTGGGTTAGACACAATGTGCTGAACGGTATGGATGGTTTTGAACAAAACGTACACAGACCAAGTTCCTTATGCCTCTTCTTGTATGCATTGTCTCCCATATTCTTCAATCTCCTTAAGTGTATATCTTTTTATTTTTACATCCCATATCTTTGCCCGACCACCTTTCTTCTTAAGCACCTTACGCCAAGCCCACACCTCTAAAATACCAAACGATTCAATCCATTCCCTTGAGTATGGTGATGCCAGTATCTTTCTGTCATGCTCGGCAAAATCAGTTCCACAACACTGTATACCACAGATTCCTTCACCAACGTACAAAGCTACTAAATCTATAATTCCAAAAAGGTCAATTCTCTTCTTTGTAAACTGGTTCCACGGTGCTTCTACCCTTCCACCTGATATCCCCATTTCTTTCAAACGCTTTTTAGTGCGTTGTAAAGATTGTGTTGCCATCAATGAACCCCTTTCATTTGGTTAGCTTATTATATGCTTCAGTTAATAAAAAACTATGGTAGTAAGCTAATACCTCTTCAGTCTCATCGTTTACTTCAATCCCCCCGTCTTTGAGTATTGAGTATGCACAATGTATCATTTCGTGGTTCAACACACCAATTTTTTTAACCGACTTATCAAAAGATTCTATCCACAAACAATACATTGTTCCACCAGCTGTCTCCCAACTTAAAAAATTGCCCTCCGCACCATCAACATCTGGGAAGTCTGGGGCCTCATGTTTTTTCTTAATGAGTTCTGTGAATTGGTCTTGAGAACAGTTACAATAAACCACAACCTTCGCTCTGAAAACATTGTCGTCAATGGTGACACGTTTTATCTTATTATTCATATTATCACCAATCCTGTCTGTGTACGTTTAGTTGGTCAAATATCTCGTCTTCTTTTTTCTGTTCATAAACAAGAGCACCAAGCATTGCCTGTTCAAGACACTTGCTTATAGGTTGTTCCCGTATGTGTTTAAACTGAAACAACTCTTCTCTGTTAATCCTAACCGAATAAAGCTGTTCACCGTAAATCTTGTCAGTTTCGTCTATATTAACTATTGCAATCATTTCTTCTCACTTTCTAGGTATTCGCCAATTAAATTAACAGCCGTTGTTTGTACTATATGGTAAACACCGCATACAATCTTCCAGCTTATGTGGTCGTCACGCATCTCTTTCATTACCCTTCCAGCTTCAATACGTTCTGCTGTGCTCCACAGGTTACTCTTTCTCTTAGCCATACACCCTCCTCTATGCTATACGAAAGCCTTTAAAGTTACATTTTTTGCATAAGACAACAACCTGAGGTGGCATTGATAATAACAACCTATCTGAGCTTACATCAAATAACTCAGAATTGCAACTTGGGCATTCTATTCCGTTCAGCTTAGGAAGGTCTTTGCAAACATTAACACTGTATCGTTTTCTACCTTTGTCATTAAATTCTTTAAGTGATATCATTGTTTCTCCTGTTCCACTCTTCTACAGCACTTGTCATGGCAGGATACCACGCAGTGGCAGGGTGAACCGCACAATCCCAGTCCTCACAAGGGCAAGACACTATCCACAGGCCATAACAACCACCGATGTTGACATGTTTTTGTTTACCGTCCCAGTTGTAACCCTCACATGTCTCTATCTTGGGCATTCTACCACAGAAGGGGCATGGTTTAATTCTGTTAATTATTTTTACAAGCTCTTCTTCCATGACCGTCTGTTTTGGGTTTAGTTTTTTATCCATGTTTTCTCCTCAACTTCGGAATTACGATGTTATTTTGCATTGTCTTTTAGTTCTTCGTTCTCCTGAGTCAATTCTAGGTTACCTTGTCTTAAATCGTCAATCTCTGCTTCTAGTTCTTCAAGTTCACCCTGGAGACTATTATAGCAGTCTTCACAATATGTTTTTAGTATACTTTGTGTACCGCATTCATCACATGTTATTGCTAAATTTATTTCTACAGACATAATGTTCTCCTTTAAAACAATTTATGATAATGTTTCTTTTATTTTAATTATAACCTAGTCTATAATGTCTTCTTCACATTCATCTTCTAATAGTTCGTACGTTACTTTATATTTAGCAATCTTATATCTTTTCTCATCCTTAAACAAGTCATGGCAATTCGCATCTCTAGCACTAGACACAGAGCCAAAATCGTACTCATTATGATAACTACGGCTATATGAACCAACGGCTTCTCCAGTCTGTTTAGATATAATTCTAAAAACAATTTCAGGTTTGTTTTCTTTAGGCTTCATGTTCCCCCTTTCCTTGTATGTCTAGTATCGCTTGTTTACTAAGTTCTTTAGCTTTGTCCTTACACCCATAACACGTATAGTGGCTATAGCATGTGACATATAATACACCGTCTAGTATTGGAACTTTTAATACTCCACGTTTTTCGTGACCCCCAAAATATTTGCCACAAACAGGACAACTGTCCCAAAAGTAACCAAACAAGATGGCATACAACTTGTGTACAAATCTAGGTAGTTTCATAATACCCCCTATCTAATCATAAAAAGTGAGTCGTTTGACCAATCAACCATAACACCACACCTTATCAGTTCTGTTGCTTCCTTGACCGTTAATCTGTTTACTTCTTTATCTGTTATTCCAAGACAAACCCTATCAAGCTCTATACAACACAACATATCTTCTTTTGTCTTAAACAATACGTCTAAAAGTGATAGTGCGTGTAAATCTTGTCTCATGCTTCTCTTGTGTTCTACACGATTAAACTTCCCAAACTCATTGTCAACAATCTTTGTATACTCTTTTCTAGCGAATTTCATAATAACCCCGTGTATGATTAACATTACGATGTTTGTTTCATTATACCACAAAACAACATAAACATGCCATTTTATTTTTATTACCCGTTAATAAAGTTTTTTGACAAGTTTTGCTGAAAGTGTGGTATAATAGAATAAAAGAAACATAAATTACAGAAGGAGGTGAAAATGCACTACTCAGGATACGCTTACACAGACAATGTAGAAGAAAAACAAGAAAAAATAACAAAAAGGTATAACGAAATCAGACACATAGAACAAGGGTTGAATCTTGTAGTTGAACATTGCTATGCTCACAATAATTTCACGGGAAGGGCAGAATCAGAAGAAGCAAAAGCACTGACAGAAATGGACATACTAATCCTTGCAGACAGCGGTAACCTTTGTTTTGGTGGTTGTTGTGAGATGAAAAGTGACGGATATTTCTCCGGTCATTATAACACAGATTGAAAGGAGGTAATATGAAAGATATAAAATTTAGGGCGTGGGATAAGAAAAACAAAGAATGGTATATGAACGGTAATGTGTTTGACTTGAACTATTCTGGTAGCTATGGTGACTTTTTCTTTGATAATGACCATCCTTGTAATATGAGAGATGTAGACTTGGAATGGCTACAGTTCACAGGCATAAAAGATAAAAACGGAAAAGAGATTTTTAGTGGTGATATTATTAGGTTTGCTGATAGGTGGGAATGGTATCGCTCAGGGGGTCGGACAAGAAAAGAAATTGAAGGAGATCACGTTAAGTTTCCATACGAAGAAAGGGTTGTTGAAATCCCAGACTGTTATGAATGGTTATTGTCCAGTGAGATTCAAGAATATTGGGAAGTAATCGGAAACATACACGAATAGGAGGTAATATGAAAGCAACAATAGAATTTGATTTACCAGAAGATGAATGTCAATTTAGATTAGCATCTACAGCCATGGATTGGGCATTAACTGTGTTTTACCTTGATGAAGAGTTGGGAGACATAATAAAGCGTTGTGGTGATGATAAAACGGTAGAAGAGGCTGTTCAGCACATTAGAAATCAACTGTTTGAAACCATGCAACAAAGGGGCATAAGCCTAGACATGATAGAATAGGGGTGCTAAATGAAATATATATGTAAATTTTGTTTATGTGAGGAGTGGGGTCCTCGTACCTTAGAACAAGAATATTGTAAGCCAAAATTTTGTCCCTTTGACGGTGGGGAAGATTGCTGTTGGGAAGAAATGAAAGAACTAAAAAAGGAGGATGAGTCATTATGAGAGAAGACGGTTATTATTGGGTCAAAGTATATAAGGGCAGTCATTGGGTTGTTCTTGAATGGGATAGCTATTTTAAACAGTTTGACCATAATTGCTATGATGATCTATATGAGGAAAAAGACGTATACAAGATAAATGAAACACGGATACTTAATCCAGAGGATGAGTCATTATGAGAGAAGAAGGTTATTATTGGGTTAAAGAATACTATAGGGCAAAATGGAGTATAATGGTGTGGTATAATGAGTGTTTTTTTGCTGTTCAATGTGAACAAGCAATAGATAATGTTTATAAGATAAACGAATCACGGATACTCGACCCAGACGAACCTGTATAGTGTTACCATACAAATGTATTAAACAGATGTATTGTTAGTAACGCACTAACCCTGTTTTTGATAGTTAGTGCATCAAATATTAAGCAAAGGAGATAATATGCTATTTAAATGGTTAAAAGATTTACTCAACAAACCAGAAGCTAAAGAAACAATCCCAGAATTTGACATGACTGGGGTGAAATATAAAATTGTTTATAATGGGGATATTCAAAAGGCTTTTAATGAGGATCTTGCAACGTCAGGCACAATCATTAATGAATTGCCTGACACGAATGATAGGCAGTATATGCTGTATGATAAAGCCACAGTGTTGAAAGTATATAAACTCTTCCCTGCACTTAAAAACCACGAAGAGTTTTTAAAAGATAAATTTGATAAAAATTCCGAGGGCTCAGACTGCGACAATAAAGCGGAACATAATTCATTGTGGTTCCATAGACTCCTTCCAGGCTGTGCAGTTATAAGTCTGTCCCAACCTAGTCACAGATTTTCTGGCATTGTAACAATTGATGCAGGAATTATCTGGTTTAATGGAAATCCAGCAAGTAAAGATTCAGTTTATGATATAATTTTCTAGGAGGTGAAATGGAACATAAAATTAAAATTGACCCAATTTATTTTGAACAGGTTCTGTCCGGTGAAAAGACCTTTGAAGTTCGTTGGAATGATAGAGGTTATCAAAAAGGTGACACCATTGTTCTAATGAAAACAATGGAAAATGGAGTTGCAACAAATTCAACAATTAGAAAAGAAATAATTTATGTCCACAGTGGCCTTGGAATGAAGGAAGGATTTGTAGTTTTGGGAATAAAGGATTGTACAAAAACTGTAGTTTTTCCAAAACTTAAAAAAGAAATCGACCCAGAAAGGATTTTTGGATGAATGGAGATGAAAAGGATGCCATTGTTCAGGGTGGTATGTTCGAAGAATATGATTATTTTTCAGTAGATAATATCAGGCCAGTTAGATGGTGGGATGAAAAGGATGTTGTTATCCGTGAACAACCCGGATTAAAGAAGGTTGACCATAATATAACTTATGAGGACATGGAAATGACAAGTGTAAAGGAGGTGATAACATGAAAATAGAAGATATTCTTGACCTTAAAATTGATAGTGAAGATTTTCCAGAAGACCTAACTATTAGAGGTTATCTGATACTACTTTTACAAACACTGTTTATGGAGGGCGAAGGATTCAGTGGTAAAAGACCATTCGGGAACAGTTGTTGGGAGAGTGATTTATACTGGCCTCTTGCTAAGGCTGATGTTATTGAGGGTGGTACTGAAAATTATAACCATGAGGCGGCAAGAGCGATAATTAAACTTTGTATTGACTCAATTTAATATTTACTATTATAGGAAAGAAAAGGGGTAGACCATTAAAACAGTCTACCCATTTTTTTAAAACCTAATCTTCAATCTCCATAATGTTCATACATGCCGTTCTGTCTTCATATACAAATACTGCCAACATCTTGCCGTCAGATTCTCTTAGTACAGGTGGGTCAATACAACATACACCCCTAGTACTGCCACATTCTTCTTCAAAAAACCTACAGTCCTTACATGTTTGTTTACTCATATCACCTCCTTAAGATTGTTATAACCACGACCTATGATTCTCTTCTATTGTTTCCATTCCATCGTACTCTGAGATATACCAGTCTATACCGTCTGGAATTTCTACTACTTTAAGCTCAGAACTATATCCGTTTACTTCTTCACCAAGCATATCAACAACAGCTATCAAGTCTTTATCTGTTCTTTCTATGTCTATATCGTTAAAATGAACACCTTTTTCTGGCCAATCTTTAAACTCTTCACCCAAGTCTCTTGTAAACGTATAACGCACAAAGCCTGTGCAGTATTTACTCATATCAATCTCCACATAAAGATGCAAGACTCCACATGGCAACGGTTATCCATCCCAACCTGTATCCAACCATGGTAAGTTTAAATGTCTCACCAAATGACACATACACCAACATACAGGCACAAAATAGGGTTACATATTTTAATATTCTCATTACATCCTCCATTCTGGTATAAAAAATTTATTATCTTCAACAACCCAACAACACTTTTCACACCAATGTTTACCGTTAGCCGTTAGTTCAACTCTTTGACGACCACAATTTGGACATGGCTCTGGTGAATATTCCAAGGTTTTCCATTTGTCCATTTCAATCTGCTCTCTTGCTTCTTCCTTTTCTCGCATTTCCCACATATCCATTGCTATTCCCCTTCTATGATTGTTTTTCTTTATTATAACATTGTTCTTAACATTGCCAAGCTTGTAGACGGTAAAAATGACGAGTGCTTCCCACCAGCCTTCATGTGTTCAAAATACTCTCTGTCATGTTGCTCTATATATTTTCTAAAGCACTGTTTTGCCTGAAGTTTTACATCTTCTACTGATAATTCTATCTCGTATCCGGTCTTATATCCAACCCTAAGCTCAAAACCCCTTATTTGAAACATTAATTCCAGAGCATGGTACGGGTCTTCTAAGGCTTGTGTGTCCAGATATTTCTGATAACAATTAAAGTGCGTTGGATTTATTGATATTGGACACTCAGATTGCCACCAAGTTATCTTTTTGCCACATAATCCGCATATTTTCATGTTTATTCCTTTTGATTTATCGTTTATTCTATTATACCACAAAACAACAATTATATTACACTTTATTTTTAGAACAAGAGACTTTTTATTTGGGTATTTTTTTATCCGCAGTTTTTAGAACTTTGACTAAGGAAGTGGGTTTTGCTGATAAGACGGATGGTTTTAGTTTGTGCAAAATAAGACAGAATATTATGGTTAGTTACTACATGAGCAAAAGTATAACGTTTGTTCAAGATAAAAGTCGGGGGCCACCACCATATATAGGGGGTGATAGCCCTCTCGACCGCTACATCTTGTGCCTCCATAATGGAAGGAATCCACCATGTTTACTCCATAATGCAATGGTATGTAATCAACTAATCTACTATACTGGTAGACACCACCTAATTGTGAAGTTATGCTATATTATCACGATATAACCTGCCATGTAACGTACTGTAATACCTTAACATATAACACACCTGTGCATATATTCTACATTACCTGTGCATATATGCATACTTTACAGCTCAATCCTCCAATATGGAATAACTCCCCAATTTGTAGGAAAAAATAATTGAAAAATAATTAATGCTTCTTTGTGATTCTGTAAGTTTAACAATAACCACCCGAGCTCATATGTTGGCTCTTTTTTCGGATCTGAATTTTCTATGCTTTCTTCAACCCATTTTGACTGTAATTGCACACAACTCTTT